TATTGGGTTTGAGCAGAAATGCGAGATTCCTTATCAGCACCTAATACATTGATTATTTCGACGTACGAAATTTCTAAGTTTTTCCGATTTTGATGTTATAAATCGTGACTGGAGCTCATCCAGCTCCTGTTAATAAATAATGGACCCCCCCCTTATATGTTTTGTGTATATCTCCATCGTGGAGATTGTTATATATTATTATGAGTCTAGGGCAATTAGTAAGTCCCGCAGATAAAAATTTATAAAGAGAAAACAAAGAAACAGAAGGTGCATTAGTTATGAGTAAATATGGAATAGTTTTTACTGAACGAACGCTATTAGCAAACATCGCAAACACCTCTCCGCTCCGATTAAGGACGACGTGAAAAGTTAAGATGTGATAGATTACAGCAACAGTTGTTGCCGAGGATCGTCTAGCAAGTTATTAGTTACATATTTGAAAGTACTAGTGTAGGTTGTAAACCCAACTAGGATTTATCAGGAGTCCGAAGAAGAATCCTGAGTATAGCCTTGATCGGCCGAATGAATACATCTTTCAAGAATCAGAATGAACACACCAAAGCACACCAACGATTCAGACTATGCCTCAGCCTTGCGTATTGCACGCAACGCTCGAGATGATGCCCTATTGCATGGAAACTTCCTCACGTACCTGCGCGCTGAGCGCAAGTATAACAAAGTGAAAGGTAAGTCCTCATTGCGAGCTTCGCTTAAGAAGCGCGCTGTTAAGTGGGGTCTAATGAAGAGTCACGCTGCTGTGGCCTGTGAACCAGGCTTCATTGAGGTGGCTTTGTTGCGCTGTGATACGCGTTCATTTCTCCTCGTAGACGAAAATGAATCTTTGCACTCAGCACTTTGGCGCTACGGTATCCCCTCGACTATGACGTGGGCGACCTGTGGTACCAAAGTTGTGCGCTATGATGTACCCCTTAGGGAGTACTTATGTGAAAGTCACACAATCAACATGCACCCACGTATGTGTGGTGGAAGTTCTGTGGACTTATCTGGTTGGCTCACGGAGCCAGCAGGAGGACATTGTGTTCCTCCGACATTGCAGATGCTTCTTCCCAAGAAGAAGAACCGTGTTCGTGCTCAGAACATAACGCATGATGCTGTGGAACTTGTCCGAACCATTCGAAAGAATGATCACGATGAGTTAGCACGCAAAATGCGTCATCGAGGCAGAGCCGAGATCCAAGCTGACACTAGCGTGCCCTTCTTCACTATTGTAGATGAAGAGGAATCCTTGTGTTTGGATACCATAACAGTGGTTGTTCAGGCGAACAACCAGGAAGAACACGATGTTGACGGCGTTGTGGAAGCTATTGCGGCTATCCAGAACATGGTTGAACCCAATGTGGTCAAACTACTGGAGGACAATCTGTATTTGGCGGTAGGCCTTTTCCGAGCTCGCAACTGGGGTGATGTTGCCTACGCTGTTGTGGGTTACCTCAAGTTGCGTGTTGATAAGGATCTACTTTCGGTCACTTCGCAAGATCTCTTGCGGGTAGTGAAGCAATACATGGATACTCCAGATATCCAGGACCTTGATGACACTCTCCAGAACGTGCGAAACTTTCGCAGTTTCATTGGTAAGTGGGAGACCATTAAAGAATCTTCCTATGGTAAGAAGTTCAGCAAGGTCCTCAAGTACCTCACCACCTTTGGTCTTTTCTCTATGTTCGGAGTTAAGCCTGAGGCTAAGGTCATGAAGATTGCAGAAGACCACTCTACCTCAGCATGGACCAAGATGGGCTTTCTTGGAGCTCTGATTGATTTCGTCTCGCTCACTGTTGAACGCGTGATAGTCTTTGCCAAGACAGGCGATTGGGATACTTTCCTTCACGGGGAAGTAACCTATCAGGCCTGGTACGATGAAGTTCAACGTTTGAAGCGCCTGGCTTTAGGCTTAGGCAATCTTGAGGCTTTGGGAACCACTTTCCACGCGTATGTTGGCGATCTTAAAGAAGCACTTGAACAGGGACGCTCCATTGTGAAGTTCTCTGCGGCGGTGGGTCTTGAGAAAAAGATCGCCCAAAACCTGATGAATGATTTGGAGACACTGAACTGCTCAATTCTTTCAAAGAAAGCAGCTCAACAGGAACGCCGAGCCCCTTTTGGCTTGCTAGTCTTTGGAGGGTCAGGTGTGGCTAAGTCCACATTCACACGCATGCTGTTCTTGCACTTTGGCAAGTTGCGTGGTCTTCCTATTGATGATGAGTATCGCTATGTGCGAAACGCTGCGGATGATTTCTGGTCGGGATTTAACTCGCAACAGTGGTGTATCCAGATGGATGATATCGGTTACCTGAGCACGTCTAAAGCACAGGAGGACCGGTCCCTTATGGAGATCATCCAGGTCGTAAATAACGTACCATTGGTGCCTAATCAGGCGGATTTGTCCGATAAAGGTAAGACGCCGTTGCGTGCTGAACTTGTCGTGGCTACATCCAATGCTAAGGACATGAACGCACCTGGTTATTTCCACTGTCCTCTGGCTGTGCAACGTCGTTTGCCTTGGGTTGTCTCAGTGACACCTAAGGTTGCGTATGCGCGTGCTGATGCCCCGGAGATGATGGATCCATTGAAGATCCCTGCTCACACTGATTGTTACCCTGATATCTGGAACATTCTTGTAGAAAGAGTGGTACCAGCTGGTGAGGGTGCGAATAAGCGTCAGATGGCTCGACATGAGAAGGTCGCTAGTTTCACTAATGTGGAGCGCTTCTTGGATTGGTTCAAGGAGACCATATTCACGTTTGATCAGATTCAGCGTAAGGTGGTCACGGATGATGAGGCTATGAAGCATTTTGTTCTTTGTAACACGTGCAGTCGTGTGGAGAACCGTTGCATCTGTCCTAAATCCAGTGGTCCAGTCAAGATGTGCGTACCCGAGATTCAGGCTGGTAGATCAGTGATGTTTCCTATCAACCACAAGCACAAGACACAGTGGACCAATTTGGTACCTCGTGATAAAAAGACCTACCATTACGATTGGAGTAGATCGGATGATGGTTACGTCTGTACTGAAAAGTGTTGGGTGTCTGGTAAGCGACGTAGTTACGCCGTGGATGCCAGTTATCCAGTCGCTGTGCAAAATCTCGAGGAATTGCCCGTCTTGACAACCTACGAAACGGTTGCCATTGCTGAAGAAGGCATGCGCGCCGCTTCGAAAGGGTGGCTCGGAATGGCCATTCACTTTGGTCTGTCATCTTACTTGCGTTACCCCTTCATCCAGAAGGCTGTGACCGAGGTAGAGAACCTGCTTGAGTATAGTATCCAGGCAGGTGTTGTGGTGACCATTCCTGAAGGGTTGAATCCGGGTGATAGTTGGACTACGCAGCATGAGGATGCTCAGTGTGATTACACTTGGGCGCGTGGCGATCTTTATCGAACCACCTACCCTCGTGATGGACGCAGTCCATTCACATCTTGTGTGGAGTGGACGAGATTGCCTCGCCCGCAGATTCAAGAGTCCCACATCGACATGGCAGCCATGACCGAGGAAAGTATTCGATGTAGCTGCACCACCGATCCAGAAGGAACCTATGTGCTAGGTAAACTTCTGATTGGTAGCCTTTCATTGTATCACCGTTACCCTTGGTTCAGGTCTGTAGCGCATTACGCTTTGAGTTTCAGAGCAGTGCGCTATGTCGGATCGTGGTTTGTGGATTACGTATCACGTGGTAGCCCTCTGTTGCGCAAGATTTATGTGGGCGTTGCTTCAGTGCAAGAGCACATGGTGAAGTATGGCCTAGCCTACAAGATCCTCGCCGGTCTTGCTGTTGCAGCAGGAATTTGGAAAGGAGTGCGATGGCTACTAGAGCGTAACGAAACTGAAGCTGAAGGGCCTAACTTTTGTGATGTGCCAGAGTGGCGCGACGTCCACAACACTGGAATTCGTCCATGTGCTAATCGTGTGCGTTGCGAGATGCGTGAGGACATGGAGATCCAGGGCCAACGAGCGTCTGTTGATGCGTCGCACTTCAAGCGTTCAGAACGTGAAAATGTATGGAAACGTGACAATTATGAAACAACAACGTTCGATGTGACGCCTGAGCAAGGTAACTATGCGGCATTGACTCCTGAACAGGTTCAGAAGGCGATTGACCGCAATGTTGTGCGGGTGGCTGTTGAACGTTTCGAGGTTCCAGGGATTACACGTGGTCACGCTCTCTGTGTGGGTGGTCATTTGTGGGTCACATGCAAGCATTTCTTCAAGGGAGATGCAGACAAGTACTCCGTAGAGCTCAAATTTGAGAATGTGAGCGAAGGTTGTAATCGTAACCTCAACGTCCACTTGTTCCGCAAGGATATGTGGTTCCACCCTATCAAAGACCAAGTTTGGTTTGAACTGAGAGGTGTGGAAGTCAAGAAAGACATCACGAAGCTCATCTCAAAGCCTACCTTGGATGGTGTGTATGACGGTTTCTTGGTGGCCCAGAAAGTCACCACAGAGCCAGCCCCAAACCGAGCTCGAGCTATGGTGAAGGTTGAATTCGTAGACCCGAAGGATAACCATTTGCGGATGTTTTGGCGGGGATACATGTCCAGCAATACAGAATATGGAGATTGTGGAGCGCCGCTAGTAGCTCACAAACCGATCACCTCTATTGTAGGACTCCACTACATGGGTGGTTACTCCAATTACGCGTTTTCGACTCCCCTGAACACTGACGATTTGGCTATGGCGCGAGAAAGATTCTCGCGGCCATTAATCCAGTCGTCTGAGCCATCACTCTCCACTCCCACGGTACATAAAATCTTGGGAGCTCTTCATCATAAGTCACCACTTCGTTGGCTCGAGAAGGGCACCCTGAATGTATATGGTACTTTCCAGGGTGCTCACTTGAAGCCTCGATCTCGTGTCCGACAAACATTATTGTCGGATCGTATCATGAACGAGCGTGGCTGGACGTTAGATGTGGGAGCTCCAGAGTTGGGAGACTGGCGCCCTTGGCGCCACGCCTACCTTGACACGTGTAATCAGGAGCACATCGTGAGTCAGGCTGACATTGATGCATGCGTCAAGGCGTACGTCGCTGACGTGACGCAGCGCTTGGATGCTGAGGCGCTTCACAATTTGCAACGCCTTAACACGTATGACGCCATTAATGGTATCGCAGGTGTTAAGTACATCGACAAGATGAACTTTAACTCTTCAATGGGTGAGCCTTACAACCACTCAAAGAAGTACCACCTGCGATCGCAGCCATCGGACACAGCGCCTGAGGGCAAGATGTTCGATGATGAGGTTATGGCGCGCATCGCTAATCTGCGCACCACTTATGAAAGTGGAAAGCGTGGGTGTTCGGTATTTAGTGGTCAGCAGAAAGATGAAGCACGATCCCTGAAGAAACTCTCAGAGGGTATGATTCGCATCTTCACCGCATGTTCCACTGAATTGTCAGTGGTTGTACGAGAATTGTTGCTTCCCTTCGTTAAGGTCTTTCAGGAGAATCCCTTGATTTTTGAGGGAGCTCCGGGAGCTGTGTGTCAATCTCGCGAATGGACTCGTTTCCGTGCGTATCTCACGCAATTTGGTCTTGATCGACTCATTGCTGGTGACTACGGCAAGTTTGACAAAAAGATGTTGGCCGAATGGATCTTGGCAGCTTTTGAAGTCATCGTGCGCATCTTGATGTTTGCCGGATGGACTGACGAAGAATGTCTGCCTATTTGGGCATTGGCCGAGGACATCGCCTTTCCGGTCGTAAATATGAACGGAGATTTGGTGATGTTCTTCGGATCTAATCCCTCGGGACACCCCCTGACAGTCATCGTGAACTGCATCGTTAACGCCCTGTATATGCGCTATTGCTACATGAAACTCTCTCCTGTCGGGAGTTATGAGTGTCTGCATTTCTTTAAGAAGGATGTGGCGCTCTTGACGTACGGCGATGACAACGCAGCAGGTTCACGCGTGTCGTGGTTTAACCACACGGCCATTGTGGCCGTACTAAAGTCCATTGGTGTGGTCTACACCATGGCAGACAAGGAGAGCAAGTCTGTCCCATTCATCCACATAGATCAGGTATCATTCCTGAAGCGTATGTGGGTGTGGAATGCGGAAGCTAATGCCTTCTTCTGTCCTCTCGAGGAAGCGTCTATTAGAAAGATGCTTCTTATCGCTATGCGATCCAAGACCGTCTCAGATGAGCAGCACATGTCGGATGTTATCCGAGCTGCCCACCAAGAGTGGTTTTGGTATGGACGTGAGCGTTTCGAGAAAGAGACAGAGTATCTGACCACGTTGACACGAGGTGAGCTCTCGATTTATTTCGAGGAGCGTCCCTTGCCAACGTGGGAGGACCTCATGGCACGGTTCCACCGTGCATCCGTGGGAGTGGAGGACTTCTACGTTGGGGAGTTGGTGGAACTTCCCGAGATTTGATCTCAAACCAACCCCACCCTTTATGTGAGATCTGTATTTGATTTTATGTTGTTCATATCAGTAAGTGTGCTTATGTATCGTAAACCCGCCGGCTCATGGCTCTGCTATTTAGCATGAGGATTCAGGGTGTCCAGAACAATAAAACCGGAACGTAGTCTGGGTCGATGAAATTCCGTCATAAAAATGACCATGCAAAAATGAAAACATTGATGCTCTTATCTCGTTGGAGCAGATCAACGAGAGTCGAGAACGACGAGTTCAAGTGCAGATTCAGGCAGATGAAATTGTGTCTGAAGATGCTCATCCTGCAGTCTTGCAGCAAGTCACTACGACTTTTGCTGACGAGATGGAGGGTATTTCCGTAGGGCAGGAGGCTCCACAACAGAACTTCACCGCTAGTGATGCGAATACTAGCGCGGGACTGGTGAGTTTCCTTCAGCGTCCAGTGCGTATTGACACGTACACGTGGCTCGAAACGGACCCTATTGGTGTAACGAGAACGATTTCGCCATGGCAGTTATTCTTTAATGATCCTAGCATCAAGTATAAGTTGAACAACTTTGCTTTTATTAGCTGCGATCTTAAGTTGAAGGTGATTGTCAATGCATCGCCGTTCTATTACGGAGCGCAACGCTTGTGCTACCAGCCGCTGCCGCTGTTTAAACCGGCAACGACGGGCACTGGCACACCAGCTTTAGTTCCGTATAGTCAGCAACCAGGGCTTTGGATCATCCCACAGAATTCAGAAGGAGGTGAAATGACGCTTCCCTTCTTTTTCCAGAAGGATTATCTGAATGTTCAGCGTGCTGCTGACTTCACCAACATGGGAACCCTTCGCTTTGTTACATATGCACCATTGGATAGTGCAAATGGTGTGACAGGCGCAGGAGTCTCGGTCCAAGTCTATGCTTGGGCTGAGAATGTCATTTTGTCTGGTCCTTCTGTCGGTGTGGCTCTCCAGAGTGATGAGTACGGTGACGGGATTGTTTCCCGTCCGGCCTCTATTGTCTCCAAAATAGCGGGGACTCTGAAAGGTGTGCCTATCATCGGAAAGTTTGCTACAGCGACAGAAATGGGAGCTCGTGCAGTAGGAGGTATAGCCAAATTGTTCGGTTTCACTAATGTACCAGTGATAGCCGATACTGTGCCGTATCGTCCCACGCCGTTCCCACAGTTTGCTTCGCCAGAAATTGGATACCCTGTGGAAAAGCTTACCTTGGATGCTAAGAATGAATTAGCAATTGATCCAAGTGTTGTAGGACTCGATGGCAAAGATCCTCTTGCCATCGAAAATTTAGCTTGTAGGGACAGCTTCTTGGTGTCCACAGCCTGGACAACGACAACTCCCGTGGACACGCCGCTGTTCACAACCAATGTCAACCCCTTCATGTACAGATCCTCAGGCACTGTAAACACGAATAACAATCAATTGTACTTGACGCCATCAGCAATGGTGGCCAATATGTTCAATAATTGGAGGGGAGACATTATTTACACGTTTAAAGTGATCGCGTCTAAGTATCACAAAGGTCGGTTGCGTGTATCGTACGATCCTAATGACCCCGCAGTGCAAACCACGGGTGACACTGGTTCAATGACGTACAACAAAATTATCGACCTTGGAGAAGAGTCTGAGTTTGAAATTAGAATTCCATATCACCAGGCGCTCCCTTGGCTTTTAACCCAAGCGACACCTGGTACTGCTATTTGGACTACTTCTACCACCCCTGCTCTCACCAAGCAACTCGGTGCAAATGGTATCCTTTCTTTGAAGGTACTAACTTTGCTCACAGCGCCTGTTGCTACAGCGCCAGTCAATATCTTGATTTCGGTCAAGTGCGGCGACAATATCGAGTTTGCTAACCCACGTCCCATGACTGGACTATCACCTTTTGTGGTCCAGTCTGATGAAGATGATGGTAAGCCGCGGACAGAGTTCGTACCTGGTACGAATACAACTCTCGACATGCGCCGTTATCGAGTGAATTTTGGTGAGTGCGTGAAATCAGTGCGACCATTGTTGCGCAGATCTAACATCAATGAAGTGTGGTCCGCAGCATCCGTTCCTACGGGAGCTAGCTACCAGGCCTATAAATTTCAGTGGCGTTATCCCAAAACATATGGGTATGATCCTGCGACGTACAACACTGCGAAGGGACTTATAGTCCCGGCCAATACATTTCCGTTCAACTACTCTCCAATGACGCCCTACAACTGGGTGACCAATTGTTTTATTGGTCAGAGAGGAGCAATTATGTGGCATTTGGTGCCTGACAGTCCTAGTCCGCTTAGTAATTTGCGGGCGTACCGTCAAGTCTTATCGAATCCTGGCTTTTCGCAACCGTTGACATACAACAATTTGTCCGGAACTTCTTCGTCTATTTCTAGTACGATGGCGGGGACTGCGGGCGGTTGTGCAGTTACGAACTGCACGACCGTTAACGGGCTCTCGTTATCTATCCCGAACATGACAAACTATAAGTTTCAGTCAACTCGCCCTGATATGGGAACCCGGATTCTCACTGCTACTGATACTGACGATGGCTCAAATTTTGAAACGTTTTTGGTGGACTTTGTGGGTGTGCAGGCAGATAATCCCCTAGCCAACGTGCGTATTAACGCATACTTTGGTGTGGGTACTGACTACACTCCATTGTTCTTCCTCAACGTACCGGTCATGTACCAGTTGATGTCGAATCCAACTCCGGCCTAGAGTATAAATGGCCATTACATATGGAGCATCACCCTGTGAGAGGGGGGCTCTCGCAGAGAATACCTGCGATAACAAACAATAATACCATTCCGACGTGCCGGATGGGGCGGACCAGAAGTCCGCCGAGCCTCAAGACATATCTACTTAGATTTTACGCATAAAGTGGAGCTGTCTTGGACAGCTCACCCCCTTTGCACTGATCTTAGTTTTGAGTCTTCTGAGCTCGCGTAACGAACGAGTTGCCTGGTGGTTCGGTGGAACGCCGAAGCGACAGGTCAGGAGCTTTGACTCCGCCGAGGAGGTTCCCAAAAGGAACAGCCGCTGCGGGAGGAGCCCAAAG